GCCCGAGAGTGAATTCATTAGTTGCACCTATGATAAGAACGACCTGACGCCGGAAGAAGTCTCCCAGTATATTATTTTGTCGCACGAGTCGGTCAACTCCGCGAATATTCAGCGCCGAATGGAAAATCTCCAGAAGATGATGGATAACGTTGCGGAAGAAGAGAAGCAGCGGATTTCTATGAGTCTCGTGGAGGCAATTGGCAAGCTGCAAACCGAGTATCATCAGTCGGTAAAACGCGTTCAGGACCTGCTGGGCGACCTGAAAGAAAAGCGCAGCAAGCGCATGGAGGAAAAACGCTCCGCCCACGCCAGCGTTTTGAATCTGGTCCAGCTTTGGAAACAGGAACGGACGCGCAAGAAGCTTCTTTACTTGGGCGACGCCCGCAAGAAAGTGCTCGAAAAAGCCGCAATGGAATTATCGAGCATGGATTCAGTGAAAGCGACGCTCTTGGGAATCGACGTCGATGAAGTAATTAATTCTTAATCATGTCAATCTGCCGCGTTTGCAGCAAAGAATTCGAGAGCGAGGCCGCGCTTCACAAGCACATAAAGGCTCATAAGCTTCTACTGGCGGAGTATTTTCAGTCATATTATCCACGTTATGATAAACATTCCGGCGAAATGATTCATTGGACTAACTTGGAGCAATACCTCAAATCAGACTTTAACAGCCGCGAGAATCTCAAGCTGTGGCTGGAGAAAACAGAGCTTTCCATTGCCCGTAATTATTGCAAGGAGATGCTCGTCCAAAGAAAACAAACAAAGAACTTAATCTGGAGCCCCACCCAGGTTGAACTTAGGACCTCTATGAGCCCGCCCGTGCAGTGGTTCAATGCGGCTTTTGAGGATTATTATTGTTTATGTGATGAGATTGGTTTTAAGAATCGGTTTGAAAAGTTCGAAAAATGGGAGCCCTCAATTAAGTTAGATAAAAGAATGAAAATCTTTACTGACTCCCGAGAACAGCAGCCCTATTCTTTCTCTTCCGTAAAAACAGAAGTAAAAGGACTAAAATATGCAGACTATGTCTTTTCTAATGCTGAATGGTCTGGCAAGATAGCGGTAGAAAGGAAGTCCCTTAATGACTTCATTGGTACCATTTCTAAGGGGTATGAAAGATTCGGTCGGGAAATAGAAAAATCCATAAAAGATGAAGCTTATTTAATAATTATTGTCGAAGAGACTTTATCCAATGCTATTTCCTTTAAGTCGCTGCCCTACTTATCAAAGAAAATCCAAGCTTCTCCCGAATTCATATTCCACCGGGTAAGGGAATTGCTCCAAAAGTATCAAAATATTCAATTCTTGTTTGCCCCGGGGCATAAGGCGGCGGGCGAGATAGTAGAAAGGCTATTTTCCCTTGGGGCTCAAATCAAGAAATTTGATTTACAGTTGCTCTTTGACGTGAAAAAACTATGATTTTCTGTCCGCAAAAATATAAAAATTCAAGCTGGGTCAATGTCAACGAAAAGCTAAATCAATTAACGGGCGAACTCGAAGAGAAGGAAGCCAAGCTGACATTGGTGGATTTTCTACGCTCAAATATCGGGATTACAGTCGAGCTATTGTCTGGAGTCAAATTGGCTCCTTATCAGGAAATAACCCTAAAAAAGATGCTTCATAGCCATCGTTCGATGTGTGTCTGGGGGAGAGGTCTTTCCAAGTCTTACATCGCGGCCATCTTTTGTTTCTTGCAGTGCGTTTTCGAGCCGGGCTCGCAGATAATGGTCGCGGGTCCCACCTTCAGGACTTCCCGTTTCATATTCGAGTATCTTAAAAACATCGTAAGTAGTCCGGGCGCTGAATATTTGTCTCAATGCTTTGGGCACCGCTCCGAGCGCAATGATATTTTCTCATGGAAGATAAATGACGGCTCCATTAATGCGATTCCTCTTAACGGAGAGAAGATAAGGGGCTTTCGTTCTAATGTTTTGGTAATCGACGAGTATCTGTTAATGCCAAAGACTATTATCGATAATGTTCTTAAGCCTTTTTTGAACGTTCCCTTAGATATCAAAGAGCGGATGAGAATCCGGGAACTGGAAGACAAATACATCTTGGAGGGCTCCCTTAAGCACGAGGAAAGGACCGTTTTCGAGAATAATTCCAAAATGATAGCCCTTTCTTCCGCCAGTTATACTTTTGAAAATCTTTATACGACCTACAAAGATTGGCGTCGCATAATCGAAGACGAATCCGACAACGAAGAAGACAATGAAAAAAGAATCACTTACTTTATCTCTCAATTGTCGTATGAGGCCATTCCGCCGCACATGGTAGACCAGTCGGTCATCGAAGAAGCTAAGGCGGGCGGCAGTTCAAAAGCGAGTTTCTTGCGGGAAAACTGTGCTCAATTCGTAGACGAGTCAGACGGTTATTTTTCTGCTAAGAAGATGAATGACTGCACTTTAGCTGATGGGATGGAGCCCAGCGCGATGATAACGGGAACGGCGGGCAAGAAATATATCCTTGGCATCGACCCGAGTTTCAGCACATCTAAGACTTCTGACCTTTTTGCAATGGCGGTAATGGAACTGGACGATGAAAAAAAAGTGGGCACGCTCGTTCACGGATATGGCGTCGCGGGAGGAAATCTAAAGGAGCACATCAAATACCTATTGTATCTATTGTCATACTTCGATATCGAAATGATAGTCGTGGATAACGCGGGCTGGCAGTTTATTGACGCCGCGACCGAAAGCGAAACCTTTAAGTCAGCAAAAAAACGTTTAACATTCTTTGAAGTCGACACCGAAGTCGACCCCAAAGATTACGACCGGATGTTGGTTAAGGTCCGTCACCAATGGAGTAAAGAGTCGGGCCGTATTTGCTTTAAACAAGTTCCCAACGTGGAATGGATACGAAAAGCTAATCAGCATCTCCAAGCCTGCATCGACCACAAGCGAATATGGTTCGCGTCTAATATCAGGACAAATGTGGGTGCTTTTGAAAAGGCTTCCAGCGCGAGCATCGACTTGAATTTAATTAGTCCTAAGTTTGAGACCGCTAATGAATTAGCTGAATTTCAGGATGATATAATCTACCAAACAAAAAAGCAATGCGCATTAATTGAATTAGCTTCTACTCAGCAAGGAACTCAAAGATTCGTGTTGCCGCTTCATCTCCGGCATGATAATACAGAAAAAAGAGCCCGTGATGATAATTATTCAGCTTTAGTTCTGGCAAACTGGGCCGTAAAGCTCTATTATGAAGTCCAATCAACAGCCAAGGAAGAAGAAGCGACGTTTACACCGTTTTTTGTTTAAAAGAGCCTGCAATTATTCACATGACGGTCAAATCACTGTAATCTAAGCCAAGAAAAGAAATTTATGCCACGCCGAAAGCCTATAACTGAAGTCGACAGCGAACCTGTCCCTCAGAATAAAATGACCATCATGGCTCATGGAAAAGAAGTAGAAGTCATGTCTTCGGGAGAGCCGATGATGTCCGCTCAGGCGTCAGAAGGTTACACCGAGACGCGCCGCAATCGTTCTTCGACCATCGAAAGGACAATTAAATACGTTAATATTGACGCGGGGGTATTGCCTTTCAAATATAGTATTGGTTACAGCGGGGCCGAAATGGACGCCCGAGATTCCATTATTTTGTGCCAAAAGGCTTATTTTAATGTTCCGGTGGTCAGGAATATCTTGGATTTGATGACGGAATTCTCTATCGGGGACATTTATCTACAGGGCGGCAACGAAATCTCCAGAAACTTCTTCCACGCGTGGATGAATAAGATTAATATTCTAAGTTTCCAAGATAGATACTACCGGGAATATTATCGCTCTGGCAATGTTTTCATCTTTCGGTTTGATGGAAATGTAAAGCCCGAAGACATAAGAAAAATCATTAGCTTCTATGGCATCCAGTCCAAAGCTTATGTTGAATTGCAGGTTCCAAAGCTTCAATTGCCAGCTAGATATGTCATTTTAAACCCGGCTGATATTTTGTTTGCTGGAAATATTTCCTTTTATACGGGCATTTACTTCAAAAGACTATCGGATTATGAGCTAATTCGCCTTAGAAGTCCCAAAACCGACGAGGACAAGGAAGTTTTGGATAGTCTGCCGCCCGACATTAAAAAGAAAATATACCAAAGAAACATAAGTGTAGTCAATTTGCCTCTTAATCCCATGCAGGTTACGGCTATATTCTACAAGAAGCAGGATTACGAACCGTTTTCCGCACCTATGATTTTCCCCGTGCTGGAAGACTTAAATGCAAAAATTGAACTAAAACGCATCGACATGGCCATTGCCAGAACGATGCAACAGGTCGTTTTACTGGTGACAACCGGCGCAGAACCCGATAAGGGAGGTATCAACCAAGCGAACATTAAAGTCCTTCAAACTTTATTCCAAAACGAATCGGTCGGGAGAGTTCTTGTTGCCGATTATACTACCAAAGCTCAATTTGTTATCCCACCCATCAGCGACATCCTTAACGAAAACAAGTATAAAGAGCTTGACCGAGATATTAATATTGGCCTAAACAACATCCTTTGGGGCGAGGAAAAGTTCGCCAATCAGTCGACTAAGATAGAAGTCTTTCTGGCGCGGCTAAGGCACGGGCGCGAGATTTTTATACGCGAGTTTCTTATCCCAGAAATCAGGAGAATCTCCAAGTCGTTAGGTTTTAAGAGCTACCCGACGCCTTATTACGATGACATCGCGCTTAAGAATAACGATTTGCGCGACCGGATTTATCTGAGAATGGCCGAACTTGGGCTTTTGGCTCCCGAGGAAGCGTTCACAGCCTTGGAATCTGGGCGCTTGCCCGACCGGCAGACCTCAGAAACTAATCAGAAGACTTACAAGAAATCGCGGGACGACGGGTATTATGCACCGTTAATTGGCGGTCCGAAACAAGAGGGCGGCAGTCAAAGCGCCCCCGGCCAGAAAACCGGAAGGCCAGCGGCAGAAAGCAAAGGCATTCCGCAGAGCACAAAGAAGGTTGTCCCAATGGGTTCGAAGGGGAGTTTCAGCGCCACGAAGCTTATACAATGTATGAAAGCCGCGTCCGAGTTAAACACGGATGTCGTCGCCCAACTGAAGTCGAAGTTCAATAAAAAGAAACTCTCGGAGGCTCAGTTTAATGTCGCCGCCGACATCACTAAGATTATCGTCGCAAACGAGGAGCCCGAGAACTGGAAAGATAAGGTTGCCGCGTATTGCGACAAGCCCGTGGATGC